CTTTGTCCTGCATGGTGCGCGAGGGGACAATCACTGATAAGGAAAAGCGGGCTGGAGACAAATTCCACCGATATTTTCGTCTCGCTATGCTAGACCGGTTATATGCCGCGGACACGACTAGGTTGCCGGTGATCCTCGCCGGCAATGGTCATCGGGTCGAGATCTTTGGCGACGAGGCGGCGCGTCTGCAGGTCAGGGGGGCGCTTGATGCGCTCGGCGGTCAGACCCTCGCTGCCAGCTGCGCGTGGTATGTCCTCGGCTGCGAGATGTCGCTCGCGCGGTGGTCGGTCATCGCCCAACTACACCGCAAGCAAGCCTCGGGCATCTTGTTGGCGGATTTGGGAATTCTCCGTTCCTATTTTTTTTAGTTGACGGGGCTGGGGCCCCAGCAGTCAAACTTTTGTCATACGTTGGTCGCGGTCCGTAGAGCATCCGAACAAATCGGGATCGATCGGTTAGATTGATTCCAATCTACCGGGGATGGCATGGCGACAGTCAGCTATAGCCCGCCCGGTGCGCAACTCGCCGCCTTTCTCAAATCCGACCATCGCCTGCGCGCGCTCGTGGGCCCGGTCTATGCCGGGCGCAAGTCCGCGGCGGTGTACGACATCATCCAGCGCGCCGTCCGCTACCGCCGGCAGCGCGCCTGGCGCTGGGTCGTGGTTCGGCAATCGCGCGACGAGCTCGCCGCACAGACCGTGCGGACGGTGCAGCACTGGACGCAGGATGGGCGCTATGACGAGCGCAAGCATCGCTGGACCTACCTCTATGACCTTGGCGACGGGGTGGCGCGGCATCTGGAGGTCGACTTTCTGGCGATGGAGGACGCCGTCGATCGGCGCCGCTTCCCCAATCTCGAAGCCTCGGCAGTGTGGCTCGACGACGCCCGCAATCTCTCTGAGGCGATCCTCGACGACGCTCGACTGATCGCCGGGCGCTATCCGGGCGGGCTCGACGGCGGCTGCCAGTGGCGCGGCATTATCGCCACCAGCCGGATGCCGCCGCCCGGGCACTGGCTGCTGATCCGCCCCGACGTCGAGCTCTTCCGGCAGCCCTCGGGACGGGCGCACAACGCCGAAAACGTCGAAAATCTGAAGGCGCGCGGGTTCTCCTACGTCAAATTGGCGGCCGAGGAGGATCCCGATTGGGTCAGGCGCTATGTCGACGCCGAAATCACCGCTGGTGCGGCCGAAGACGAGGCCGAGGCCTCGCGCGCGGCGGCGCGGGCCTCGCTGACGCAGTTCATCCGGGTGACGATGCCGGATATCGAGCCCGCCAAGCACCACGAGCTGATCATTGCCAAGCTCGAAGCGGTCGCGTGCGGCGAAATCAAGCGCCTGATGCTGTTTTTGCCGCCAGGCTCGGCCAAAAGCACCTATGCGAGCGTGCTGTTCCCGCCGTGGTTCATGGGCAACCACCCGGCGATGCCGGTGATCGCCGCCTCGCACTCCAAAGAGCTCGCCGAGCGCTTTGGCCGGCGTGTCCGCAACATCGTCGGCGGTCCGCTCTTCCGCGAAACCTTTGGCTTTGGGCTGTCGGGCGACAGCGGCGCCGCCGGCCGCTGGGAAACCGCCCGCGGGGGCGAGTATTTCGCGGTCGGGGTCGACGCCAGCGTCACCGGGCGGCGCTGCGCGCTCGGCATCATCGACGATCCGGTCAAGGGCCGCGCCGACGCCGATTCGGCGACGGTCCGACAGCATGTGTGGGACTGGTACAAGTCGGATTTCTGGACCCGGTTGTTACCGGGGGCGGCGATCATCCTGATTATGACCCGGTGGCATGACGACGACCTCGCCGGCCGGCTGCTCGAAGAGGCCAAGAGCGGCGGCGAGCAGTGGGAGATCGTCAACCTACCGATGCTGGCCGAGGCCGATGATCCGTTGGGCCGCGCCCCCGGCGAGAAACTCTGGCCCGAATGGTTCACCGACGAGATGATCGCCATCGCCCAGCGCGACGTGCGCAACTGGTCGGCGCTCTACATGCAGCGGCCGGTGCCGGAATCGGGTGATTATTTCAAGTCAGACTGGCTCAAATGGTACGACCAGCCGCCGCCGCGCGAGCAATTGCGCACCTACGGCGCCTCGGACTACGCGACCAAGCAGGCGGGCGGCGATTTCACCGTGCATCTGGTCGTTGGGCTCGATCCGAACGCCGATCTCTACCTGCTCGACCTCTACCGCGCCCAGGTCTCGCCCGATCAGTGGATCGACCCGCTCTTGGACATGATGGCGCGGTGGAAAACCATCACCTGGGCCGAGGAGGCCGGGCAGATTAAGAATTCGGTCGGCCCGTTCATCACCAAGCGCCAATTGGAGCGCAAGATCTATGCGGTCCGCCGGCAATTCGCGAGCTCGACCGACAAGGCGGCGCGCGCCCAGGCGATCCGCGGCCGCGCCGGGATGGGCAAGGTCTACCTTCCGCGCCATGCCCCCTGGGTCATGGATTTTGTCCATGAATTGTTGCGCTTTCCGGCCGGGACCTATGACGATCAAATCGACGCCTTCAGTCTGATCGGGCGGATGCTCGACGAGATGATGCCCGGCTCCAAACCGGCGCTGACGCCGATGCCATTGGATCCGCGGACCATGGTTGCGGGCGTGCAAATGCCGATGGACTGGCAATGGCAGCACACCACGCGCGATGCGATCCTGCGGCTCGACGGGCGCTCGGGAAGGATCTAGATGGCTGAAGACCAGACGTTTGGCACGGTCGCGGCGATCGAGGATCGTGACGATCTCGGCGAGGGCCCGCAGGCGGTCTGGAAATTCTGGGACATGGAGCTCGACCTCGCCGAAAAGGAAGATCGCGACTGGATCGAGCGCGGCCGCAAGCTCGTCAAGCGCTACCGCGACGAGCGCGACGCCAACGAGGGCCGCACCGCGAAATATAATATCTTATGGAGTAATGTTGAAGTATTGAAGCCGGTTTTATATGGGCGAATACCTAAACCCGATGTCGCCCGCCGCCACAAAGACACGGCCGACCCGGCGGCTACTTTGGGCGCCAATATCCTCGAACGGGCACTCGCCTGGGAGGACGATGTCGAGGAGCTCGACGACGTGATGAAGGGGGTGGTCGAGGACCGGCTGTTGCCGGGCCGCGGGGTGGCGCGGGTGTTCTACGAGTACGAATTGGGCGAGCCCGAGGACGACCCCGACGGCGAGCCCGACGAGGACGGCGAGATCCCGACCTTTCAGTCGGTCGTCGCCGAGCGGGCGCCATTGCGCTACGTGTTTTGGGAAGATTACCGCGAAACTCCGGCAAGAACCGAGACCGAGATCTGGTGGAAGGCCTATCGCAGCTATTTGACGCGGCGCGAGCTCGTCGACCGGTTCGGCAAGGAAAAAGGCGAGGCCTGCAATCTCGATTACACGCCGCATGGAGTAAAAACCACCGATTACGAGCAGGGTCCGCTGACCGATGCTTTCAAAAAGGCGATTGTTTGGGAAATTTGGGACAAAAAGCAAAAGAAAGCCGTGTGGTGGGCTAAGGGCTACAAGGACGGAGTGCTCGACGAGAAGGATGACCCGCTGGAGGTTCCGGGCTTTTTCCCGTCGCCGCAGTGTCTGAGAGCGACGACCTCGAACGAGCAGCGGGTGCCGATCGCCGACTATATCGAGTACCAGGACCAGGCGGTCGAGCTCGACAACCTGACGAGCCGCATCGACCGCCTGGTGCGGGCGCTCAAGGTCGCCGGCGTCTATGCCGGCTCGGAAAAGGCGGTGTTGCAGCAGCTGGTCGACGACGGTAGCGAGAACAAATTGATCCCGGTCGAGGATTGGGCGGGGTTCGCCGGCGACAAGGGCGGGCTCAACGGGCTGATCCAATGGCTGCCGGTGGAGCAGATCGCCCGCGTTCTGATCCAGCTCTACGACGCCCGCGAGCGCATCCTGCGGATCATCTACCAGACGACCGGCATCGCCGACATTCTGCGCGGCGAGACCAACCCAACCGAGACCTTGGGCGCCCAGCAGCTCAAGACGCAATTCGCGACCCGACGCATCACCCGAGCGCAAAAGGACGTGGCGCGGTTTGCCCGCGACCTCCTGCGGCTGCGGGGAGCGATCATGGCGCGGCACTTTTCGCCTGCAACCCTCGCACTGATGTCGGGGCTCCCCGAACCCCTGCCGGCTCTGCCGCCGCCGCCGCCGATGATGGTGCCGGCGCCGATGCAGCCGCCCGGCGGACCGGTCGGGATGGCTGCCGCCTTGGGCGGGAT